ATTTTGGAATAAAAAAATGTTGATAGCGATTTTTTTTAATTCAACCACGATAACACTTGTTCCTGAATCTTATTTTCAGCTTTCTTCAGCTCTCTAAAATCAATGTCATATTTGATATTAAGACCTGTGCTACCTGCGTTCATCATAAACAGCGAACTGCTAGCGATGATAACGGTAGATGGTTTATACTTGATGTCTATTGGAAGAGGAGGTAAGTCATCATCTTCACCTAAGACATAATTGTAAACCTGTGACCAAAACTCATACCCTTCCCTGGAGTCTCTCCAATTAAACAAAGCAATGAGTTCACTCTGAATGCATGATGCATCTTCTGATAGTACTGATCTGTCTTCTAAGTTATTTATAATACAGTCCACATACTCGTCAGGTAAGTTGTCAAGAAGTAATTCTAGCACTGTCATTTCCATACTAAGTTAATCATTTTTAATTATTACTTTCCAAAACTCTTTATCTATAATAAGCAGTATACATAGTATTATGTACAGCTTGGATATCGCTACAAATATTTTAGCTACACCATCAATAAAGCAAAGAGCAATGGCTACAATCAAGAGTAACGTGTATAGTATTATCTCTTGTAAAAGTGTCATACTGCTAATAGTTCTGTTACATATACAATTTGTTTTCCTTTATACTGGTCCATGAATTCTACAATTGCATGGATATAATTCTCTGCCTTGATGTTTATACCTGTACACAATTCAGTCGTAATCAGGTAGCATATATGATAAGTCCTCATATTCTCTGTTGTTTAAAAAATTAGTTATTAATATACCTATGTCTACAATCTCTGTCACCGTTGGATGATATTCAATCTCATTAAAGTCAGGATCCGTACAGTAGTAATCCATCAACGCATCAGTCTTAACTGAATGATCGTATCTTGAAAAGTGTACCTCATTGAATGTCAATAACTTACCATCATTTAATTCAAGTGTTACATCAAGTGTCTCATAGTCAAGAAACTCAAAATCAAATATTTGCATATCATTTAGTTTTAATTACAAATCCTATGGTATCTTTTCTAGCCTTACCTTTAGCTTTGAGTCCGATGATTACGTTATCATGGTCCATGTATCTGAGGTCATTCTCATCGCCATTCATAACTTGGTATCCTTGGTACTCTGTTGGTATCTCATCGAACACTATTGCTACATTACCTCCCATCTGTAGGTATGTTGAGCATTCTATGTGATTAGTCTCTGACCTGGAGAATGTAAGGTAGTAGTTGCTACCTAGGTACTTGATCGCTTTCTTTAAGTTCTTGGTATAGTCATAGAACTTGAGGTGAGTGAATTCTAGGATGTCGTGTCCTATTTCTTTTTTGATTAGCTCAACGAAATCTAAGTCAGATGTTCCGTTAAGTCTTATTGCTATTGCTCTGTCTTCGAACATAGCTTCTGCGTTGATCATGTACAATTCTTTGTACAGCTGATATAGGAATCCATATCTATCGCTGAATAGCCAATCTGTTTTGCGTTGTCTAGCTGATTGTACTGTGGAGAATGCGCCTCTACCTGCTGTGAATAGACAGGCATCGATACATCCTGGGCTAGCGTTTGCACATACGTTCTTACCGAAGCTGTTTTGTTTGTATGGGCTAAGGTAGAGTATGTAAGACTCGGTGATGTGTTGATTCTTAGCAGTCTTGTAGTTTGTACTGCCGTGGCTGAGTAACTTGGGATTCTTCATATCTTGATTATTAGTGTTACTTTTCTTTCTGATCGTTCTGTGTAGTTATCGTCTACGAACTCTTGTATTTCGTATATACTTACCTCTGGTCGTGTATCATACAGGAAGTGTATGTCATACTTATATCCAAACATTTCGAATGAGTTCCATTCATCTATTTCATTGTATGTTAGTTCTACTTCATCTTTGATTAGATTGTGTAGGGATCCTTCAACGGTCATCGTTTGAAGGAATGGATTGATTGTTACTTTAAATTCTGCTTCTTGTGTCATGTGAGTACAACTGTTATGTGTCTATTGATATTTATTTTTATGTGAGCGTTACTATTTAACAATGCCTTTTCGTGGTATCGTTTAATGAGGTCTCTATTTTTTTCTATGTCACCTTGTAAGTCAATTTGATGTTTCGTTACACAGATGTTGTAAAATGTTTCTAGGTCAAGTCCTAGCTTCTCAGCGTATATGCTGAGGTATCTCATTCTTTTATTCATGATCGTTGATTTTAAATTGTGACAATATTAATAGTTCATCTTGGATGGATTCGTTGATGCGTTCATAGATGTAGTCTCTATGAATAGCATTGTGTAGTACTTCAAGTTTTTCTTCATTGTTTAGGCTGTCGTCATCTACATCATAGATAGACCATAGATTTTCAACGTAGTAACCTGATTGTCTTAATGTTTCTTTTGCTTTTTCTATTTCATTCATGGCTTAAAATTTAAGGGTTTCAAATTCATTATACATATCTACACGATCCATTGGGAATCTTTCAGTTAATGCTCTCCATATTGACTCGTTGTCATACTCCTCGTATTTATCTCTCTCTGCGTTTACGATTGGTTGAATGACTTCAGCGATTTGATCATCGCTTAAAGTTGTTAGCAGATAGAAGTCCTCTTCTTGAAATGCTGTTGTGTTAATTCTAATTACTCTCATGTTGTTTCGTAATTATATTCGTTACCATCTTCATCGTACCACACATCATTATCAGGTTCATCCCACTCGGTGTAGTAGTAATACTCTTCGTTGTAAAAGAACTCCATTAAATCATCGTCATTGTTCATAGCGAGAGAATTTACTTCATTACAATCTACCCACTCAACTCCTCTTAGGTGATCCAAGAGGTATTTCTTTTCTGAGAAGTGCAGGTCACCTGCGCCTACTACATATCCTTCGTTCATGCCACGACCTGTAGCATCACAACGTCTTGCATATATTTCCATGGTTTAATTGTTTAATAAATTTTTAAGTGCTGTTTTTGTGTAGCTACATTTGAATAGTTCTTCCTCGTTTTTGTATGTCATTTTGTAATCGCCACTTACATATCTTGTTATAGCTAGGTTGGTGTATTCATCGTAATAATTTTTTGTCGTGGCGTTTTGTGTTGTTTGTTTACATAGAATAACATCGAATCGGAATGATTTTTCTCTTAACATAAACTTTTCAGTTCCTCTTTTGTAGATGAAGATACTAGGTGCATAGTTAGGATTATCAGTAGCTACATCACCTCTATTTACAATAAGTCTACCATCCAGGTCATCTCTTAGCTGTTCTATCAAGTCGTCAATATATTCTGCACGTTGGCTTTCCCATAGTTCTTTGGTTCTCCTTGAGTCTTCAAGAAGTTCTTTGTGTAGATTATTTATCTTATCAAATTCATCTACGTCTATCAATCTGAAGCTAGACTTTTTCTTAGTCTCGTTTCTGCTATTGAACTCAGCAATAAGCGAGTCAACAATTCTTTGTTGGTTTTCTGTCATGATTTCTATTTTTTAAATTATGTTTCCTTGAATGTCGTATTCGTAATTGTTTTCTATTAGAATTTCTTTAATTGATTCATCGCTTGTAAGGTGGTCGTATTCAGCTTCTAAACTTTTATATAGGCTATGACACAAGTCGTTGTATCTATCTCTCAAGAACCATTCAAAGTCATCTTGAAATGCTAACAACCATTGACCTAGATTAGTGCTGTAATGTACGTTCCCATTAAGTTGCCAATATATTTTATGACTGCAACATCCTTCGTGGTAATAGCGACCTCTGTGTCTACCTTCTGCACAGGCATACAATTGTGTTCTCATCCATTCTTTACGCATGGGAGATAGATGTTCTTTTCCGATTAATATATTATCTATAAAGTCTTCGAATATCTTATCGTTTGTTGAGTATTCAAACATAGCACCATCTCCTTGGCTAGAGAATCCACTGAAGTACATATTTTCTACATAGAATCCTTCTTTTTTAGCTTGTTCAATGAAGTCCATGTATACGGACTCATACCAATCTTCATACTCTGTATTGTAGTATCTATTGGATTCGATAGCTTTTTGTTGTGCCTCCTCCGACAATTCATCGAAGGAGTACACTTTAATTTCAATTGTTTTCATCTTGTTCTTCGTCTTTAGTTAGACCTAGTTCAATATCTATTGTATCTTTTACTGATTTACGGATACGTGTGTAGTTTGTTTCTACAGCATCTCTGAACACTGAAGATAGGTCAATGTCTACTGATTCTATGTTTATTTCTGTTCCGTATGTGCGAACATCTACATCTTCTATTCTATTTGAATCTACCTCGTAGTTATCTGGTAGTGTATCCATGTAGTACGTACAGGTCTTACTGATTGTTGTGTCGATGATAATGTCGATGAGTTTTTCATCAAGTTTCATTTCTGATTGTGGTGTTTCTATTGAGTTCAATAGATTGATAACATCTTCTTTAGAGTAGATAGATCCGAAGTTGTCATTTAGTTTTTCGATTGCTTGTTCTTTTGTCATGATTTCTAGGTGTTACTTGTTATAAAATTCATTCATTCTTTTGTTTACATCTTCAGCGATGCCAACCCATGCCTTATGTGATATGAGGCTAATTTTACCTTGTTTTTCTAAGTCTTCCTCTTGTTTTAAGAGTTCTTGTTTACTTTCAATCACTCCACTAGCGAATGATTGTATTGCCTGGATGATGAAGGATTGACATAATGCTCCATACGGTGAGTAGTTAAGTAGGTCAACTACTAGGTCTTCATTTGTTTCAAGTTTACGTGCCATGTTATGCGATTTGATTTGCGATTAAATAACCTGCAACAGATAGTATTATCGGAAGCAGAATGTTGATAGCGATTTGTGTACGTGTCACCTCATAAGTTTAAGTGAGTAGTATTTTACGATGCTGAATCGTATAAAGAATCTTGCGTGTTGCAATGCTTCTTTGTAGCTGTATGCATTGATTGTAGCGTAGTCGATTACGCTTTTATCGTGTGCGAATCCTGTAAATCTGTATTGTTTCATGATATTATATTAATTGTTTACCTACTTTTTGTACTGATTCCATGTCAATGTTATGACATCCGATTTTAAGTGTTCCGTTTATGGATGTCACTGTATAGTTGCTGATTCTATGACCTTTGATATCTACTCCATTGATGATAAGTTGGTATAGTTTTCTAGCTTCTTCCGTTGATACTTTGATGTATTGATTTGTTTCTATGTTGTTACCATCAAGGCTGATGCGTAGATAATCTTTGTCACCTTTACGGAATGAATTGATTTCGTAGTTATAGAACTTGTTTAATAGTTCTTTGATTTGTTTTTGTTCGCGTTGTTTTTCTTTCTTGTCAGCTTGGAGGATCTTTTCTTTCCATACATCCAGGTTATCTGTTATGTTCTTGACTATTTTCTTTGTGTCTTTGTATCGTGTATCTTTCGGTGTGTTTTTATCTTTTCTGTACTTGATGAATTCGTTAAGTTTATCCCAACGAGTTATGATATCGTTGATATATTTCTCTGGTTTATGTGCTTTAACGAGTGCTTTAGATAGTATTTTGATTTGTTTTGATACGTGGTCAATGTCTGTATTGGTGGTGAAGAATTGTTTGTATTGTCTTGTTGCGTATTTGATTTCTGATATATGTTTTTGTGTTGTTCGTGAATATCCGTAGTCGTTTATGACAATTGTATGGTCGTCTATAAATTGTCCTAGTGTGTAATGATATCCGTATGAATATATGGTGTTACCATAGAAGAATACATTCGAGCATCGCGCTTCGTCTTGTGTTCTTTGTGCGAACAAGTGAATTACGTCACTTGAATTTGTGAATACTTTTTTCATTTGTTACCTCCTTTTTATTTTGTATTGTGTTCTATCTCTTTGTGTCGTACAAAGTTTGTTGTAAGCTTGATCGATGGCGTGCCAATGAGAAACGGCACTGATGTTTAAAGTCAATGCCGTACCCATTGGTGTATTCACCACCACGCGAAATATTTTATATGTTTCCATCACCCAACTATTCCAATAGATGCTAGAATTACGCATCCTATGATGAAGAATATTGCACCATACAGTGCTTCTCTTGCGTCTTTGTCGTTTGGTAGTACTCGGTTTATTGTTTTCTTAATTGTTTTCATGTTCGGTTTATTTGCGTACGAATGTACTGATGAATATTTCGTCTGTTGGTAGGTCGTAGGAATAGTGAATTTCCACGAGGTCTTTGTACATTCTGATTAATTTACTCAGTGGTACAAATTGGTTTATTTGCACTGCGCCTGATGGTTTAATGATGTACGTTTTGTTAGCTAGTAAGTTCGCATTAAGGCTGAACTTTTCGGTAAATTTTGACATTGTTGCCATGATGATATATTTAAAGTTAGTTCCCTCTATTGGATTCGAACCAATTGAATGAGTATTCAGTCAAGTAAACCTGTATTACTAGAGGGTACACGGAAGACGTCCGCACAATTTATTTGTTCATTGTGTAGCCGTGTATAAAGACTATAGCATAATTGCTATTTGGTACGTTTTGTCTAGATATGTCCGCGCTCGATTCCCATCGAAAGAACATAAAGAGACCGAATAACTACGAAAGTTATTCTACTTTTATAGAGGCAGTACAATCACCTCCCAAATTTTTTGCCGTAATTACTTATTGTGTTACTTATTTCTTCACTCATGTATCTACCTATCACGGAAGCCTAACCACAAAGCGAATAACTCGGTAACTTTTTTTTCATTACTCAATGTCTTTTATCAAGATGTCAAAGAAGAGATACAAAGAACGTAAAGAAGCTTTACTAGTGTTAATTGTATCGAATTCAATTACTGATATTCAAGGAAGTAATCAGTAAGAATAAAGCAATAATAAAGAACGTATTTTTAACCTTGCTTTAATACGCCGTATAAACGGCGTACCTATCAGCATTTAGAGGAGTTTAGACCTCGTTAAAATTTACTTTATCGGCGTCAACATTGGTTTTAAGTTGTTCATGTTGGTATTTACCGCGCGTAGTATGTTGAAAGGGACAAATTTACCGCTCTTCGTCTTGATAGACTTTAGATTTTCAATTGCTTTATAAAGCTTAGAATTTCTTTTGCTATCTTCTAGAATATTGAAAATATCAAGTAATCGAGATAAATCAAGTTCATTGAATTCTTTGTTCTTTTTTTGCGCCGTCAAAATAGACTCTTCGTTGTTTAATAAGATATCACGCGCATAACCTAATTTAAAACATTGCTCTTTAAGAATTGAATTACTACCGATTACTACGCGCTTGTAACTTGCGGTCTTAGGTTTGTCCGCTTTAATTAAGTTACCGCCGTTAATTACTTTAGTTGATGTTGTTTTTTGAGTTGATGCCTCCGCTGTTAAATTTTTCATAAGAATTAAAATTAAATTAAACATAAATTGATGTTGCAATATTAATAATAATTTTACTTGTGACAAAATTTTTTTTACTACCAATCTAGTCAAATAAGCTGAAAGCCTTATCAATACTAGAAAATCAAGGATAAAAGTTTTTTGAAATTAATTGAAATTTTATTGAAATTAAGGTAAAAAAACGTAACCAAATGAGGATTAAAAAGATAAATATGTATGTATAAAAAGCTAGTTTTTTCCTAGTTGTAAAGGGTGAAATAATTTACAAATCGTGGATATAAATCACTGAAAATTAATTAGTTAGCCTATATGACATCAAGTAATTAGTGAAGTGACTAATTGCAAGTAAGTGAAGCAAAGATAGTTGACCTGGATGCGTGCGCGTGTGTGCGTATACGCGTTTTCCCGTGTACGTACGTGGGGGTGATCTGCTATGTATAGGTCCCTAAAACATACATACCATTTTTGAAAGTGGCCCAACATTAAAAGTACTGAGGGTTATTACTGATGCTAGTGTATCAATGGTTGGGGATATTATTTAAAGTGGCAGGGGTATTGTTTACTGATCCTGTCCTACTATACATAATAATAATTTCAATGGGATTTCAATTATTATCATTTATATTAGGTATCATTGATATTCTGAAATACTTTATAGCGATAAACTAATATAGGACGATTTTATAAAAAAGTAGATTGGTATTGGGTTTTAGTCTTGCTAAATGTGCAGTGATTTTGACGTTAGCAAAAAGTGAATACAAAGTGCCTATTTTGGGTAATTTTTTTATATATTTGTAAAATATTTTTTTAAGGTATGGGATTTAGTAGATCTGGTATTAATTTGGGGGTATGTGCTTATTGTAAGTGTGAGTTGGATGAATACAGCAGGACTATAGATCATTTGTATCCTAAGAGTAGGGGAGGGAAGTTGAGTAATAGTAACAAGGTTCCTTGTTGTGGGGATTGTAATAAGATGAAGGGGGATATGAGTGTTTGGGAGTTTAGTAAGGCATTGGGAGGTTTAATGTTTTATGAGCATACTAGGCATAAGGAGAGTTTGGCTAGGTTAAAGAAAATTAAGTTAAACGTAGATAGTATAATCAATGAAAGGAAGAGAGATCGATTGGAAGGACAGGGTTCTTCAGATAACTGATGGTGATAACCACCACATTCAGGAGTTAGCTGACAAGTTAGTAAGTAAGCCTAAGCTTAAAGTTGAAATCACGGAGTATGACATTCTGGGAGATAGAACTTGGTGTAGGGGTGTTGCTGTCAAGGTGAATGGTAATGATTTAGGTAAGGACTTATCGAATCCTATTACTATGGTGGAGGCTATACTTAAGCACCTAGGTTACGATGTGGAGATAAAAAATGAATACGATGTGTAGTAAAACTCCTATTGAAACTTTGATTGCCATGATTGAAGACCATATCTCAAAACATAAGAACCATGCAAATAAGTTTGATACTGGGGCCATGATTGCTAAAAATTTCGCGTATCAACTGCTAGAGTATGAGAAGAAGTATATGGAAAGAATAGTAAAGAAAAATAAATGAATAATATAGTATTTGATTTAATATTGTTGGAGGCAGATAGAGTTCTTGCCTATAAACAAAAAGACCTTGATTTATATTACAAAGATATAAATGGGGATATAGTTCCCCTTGCCGAGGCATACTCAGAGTCAGTGAATAATGTGATGCAGGATATCTTCAAGAGAAAGAAGATGAGGTATCATATTGCGTTTACCGAAACTATCGATGAGCTAGATAATATGAAACCCATATCTAATAAATTACTTAGGTTCTTTGTTAGGGAAATGAACTATGGAAATATTCTTAAGAATTATAGCATCAGGGATATCCAACAAGTTACAGGTATTAGCAATAGGTATATGCTGTCATCCATGAAGGAGCTGATACAAAAAGACTTCATTAGGTTTGAGGTAGATAGGAATAGAAGGACCTATATGGTTAACCCTATATACTTTTACAAAGGAAGCCTAAAGAAAATATTCTATAGTGTACAGAAATACAATGATATGCCTAAATATGAAGAATAAAAATATTGTATATATTTGTCAAAATAATTAGTATGAAAACAGATAAGTACTGGGCGTCAAACCCAAAGAAAAATGGTAGCTATGTTGACAAAGGTAGAGTAGAAGGTAATGCTCCTGCTATAGCATCACTTAAAGACGAAGCTCCAACTTCTAAACAACAGTTCAAACTGATGTACAAGAATACTAAGGATAAAAAATATTGTGATTAACCCTAAAACAAAGCAAAATGAAAAAAGTAGGAAAAGCCCTTAAGATGGCTATGGCGAAAGCCGAAATGATGAAAGGTGAAGAGAAAATGGAAAAAATGCCTAAAGGAAAGTCTCTTAAAGTTAAGCAGACTAAAAAAATGAAAAAGTATTAATGGCTTACCTAGACAAAAAGTCAGGCATTGATCCTAAGTTAATCAAGAAGGCTTATGCTAAAGCCCAAAAGGTTAAAAAACAAAAAGACAAAGAATCCAATTGTGGATGCAAACATTAAGGGCTATCAATTGAGGTAGCCCTCATTTTTATAGCTTATGGCAAAAGAAAAAATAAGAGGTATTAAAACTTCAGATTGGTATCCATCACATCCTGAGTTTCAATATCCAAAAGAATTTGTAAATTGGATTGATTCCATAAACAGCGGTTGGCAAAATAAAATAAAATACAAAGCCTTCGATCTCTATTGTGAACAGGCAAGGGAATGGTTAGAAGATGATACCATAATTACAGACCTAGAAACAGAAGAAGATCAGTGGCATTGGTTAGCTACCGAAATACAGAAGTGCAAAGATAATACGCTATACTTCTGTAATAAGTACGGATGGATAAAGGAAGATAAGGCCGATAACGGTATGCTTAGATACCAAGCATGGGATGCACAACGTGTACTCCTGTTCCTATACGACTGCGGATACTCCATGATGATCGGTAAAGCACGACAAATTGGTTTTACCACTACCATGTGTCTAGCAGGAATGAAGCGTGTAAACTTCAATAAGTCATACTTCATTAAATTCGTTACCCACTCAAAAGATAAAGGGGTGGAAATATTCAGGGATAAGGTGAAGTGGACATACACAAAAATACCGCACTTCATGGCCCAGGAAGTAAAGAACTGGACCGATCAAGTTATGTCCTTTGATAAAAAAGGAGAAAGAAAAGGTAGAGATGAAGGGGGTGCTTCACGATTCCAGGTAGATAGTCCACAGGTAGATGCTATCAATGGTGGATCACCATCGGCAGTATTTATCGATGAGATTGGTCTATTCGAAATATTCGGAGAGATGATGCGTGAAGGTAGACCTGCATTATTTAAGTATAACCCACAAACCAAGAAGATGACCATGCAACAGCAGTTTATCGCTTGGGGAACAGGTGGGGAAATGGACAAAGGAGGCTCTGTATTTGAGGCAGAATTTAAAATGTGCCTCCAACAATGGAAAGAAAATAATTTTGAATATGGAATCATACCACTATTTTTCAACGCATACGCAAGAAGAGGTGTCACTGACGAGCACATCAACAACGAAAGAAAAGCATACCTTGCACTTGAAGGAACCAAAAAAGGAGAAATCGCAAAAGTACAGTTTCATCAGCACTATCCCATCACCATTGATGATATGTTTCTTCGAAAAGCTAGGACCCTCGTGCCAATACACCTCTGTAACCAACGACTTTCCGAAATATACGGAAAAGATACCCCAATAGAATATGGATTCTTTGATCCTATCATGGATATGTCACAACCTACTCCTGATTTAATTACCGAATACAGAATAACAGGTGCAAGATGGGTGAGAACTAGCGGAAGAGAAGATATATCTACCACAGCAATGATTGTTCACCATCCACCTGAAACAGAATGTTGGAAAAATAGATGGTATCAAGGTACTGACCCCATCAACTCAGAGACAGGGCACTCCATGATGTGTAGCGTAATATGGGATTCCCTTACAAATAGCATATCCTCTGTAGTATTCCATAGGGATAAGAAGTTTAAATACACATACCTACAGGTATTGCTTCAAAGCTTATACTATGATCAGCAAAAAAGAGGAGGGGTAAAGGAACTCGTGGAGAATAACATCGGAGATATGCACGTTGACTTCCAAGAAATACACGGATTTAAAAGCAAATTCACCGCTAATGCCCAATTGCCTGAATATTTTCAAACACATGGAGGTAAATGGTTTGGAGTTTCCAATAAAGCTAATACGGCTCCAAGGATTATAGCTAAAACAGAAGAAATGCTAGACTCTTACGGACATTCAATAGACGTTCCATGGCTATGGGAGCAGTTAAAAACATTCGTAGAGAAAGATTTGAAGACA